TCCAAAGTGACCGATATGTCTGACATGTTCTATCAGACGGACTTTTCGGTGCAGAATTATGATCGATTACTCATTAGCTGGTCTGGTTTGGCAGCTCTTCAGAGTGACATCACCATGGGTGCGCATGGGCTCAGTTATTGTCTGGGAGCAGATGCCCATCAAAGTCTCGTTGATACTTATGGCTGGACTATAGCAGGAGATAGTAGGCGTTGTGATTTTGACGATTTTGGAGGAAGAAGTGGGTCGGTTGCACTACAAATAGGGGGAGAAGCATTTTTAGGTTTGGGAAAAAATGATTCCATTTATTTTGGAGACTGGCTCAATATTTCATCAGGGTTGGATTCAGTGGCAGGTTTTCCAGGCGTGGCACGGTCATCTGCGGTCGCTTTCGTGATTGATTCTTTGGCTTATGTGGGGTTGGGGATAGATGAGGACGGCAATTATTTATCGGACTTTTATAGCTACAGTCCTGCTCAGGATTTGTGGACCCCAATAGCCGATTTCGGGGGTGGTGCCCGTACCAATGCTGTAGCCTTTTCAGTCGCTCAGCAGGGTTATGTGGGCACAGGCAAGAACAGTGAGGGGGAGCAATCAGATTTTTGGAAGTACGACCCGGTTACCAATGTGTGGACAGAGTTACCGGACTGGGGGAGTGATAAACGTCAGGGTGCTTTTTCTTTTGTGATTGGGGATAAAGCCTATGTAGGGGGTGGGTACTATTTCGATGGCTTTCAGTCTCAGCTGTCGGATATTCAGGAGTTTGATCCCGCTGAAGAAACGTGGACAGAGAAAATATTCGCAGATGGACTCAACTTAAGTGTCAATGATGCTGCGGCTTTTTCTCTTTTTGGTCAGGGATACATTGCTTATGGAAGTAAGAGCAACCTCATTAAGTATGATCCCCGAACCAATGAGGTAGAGAATCTCGGAGATTATTTTGAGCTCGGGGCTAACCTGACTGATCCCATAGCTTATACAGTTGGTGATTTTGCCTATTTTGGATTGGGACGTCATGGTTTTTCTCCTACCGAATATGCCAATGGCTTTGAGATATACTTTGAGCCCAATGAGCTCCCTTCTGATATTTCGTTATCCGACAGTACTATTGAAGAGAATACCTCGCCAGCCACTTTGATTGGAGTACTATCTTCAGTTGATACGGATGCATGGGGAGAACACGAGTATACCTTAATAGGGAGCACTGCGAAGGATACTTTTCTTATCTCCAACGATTCGCTTTTTGCCAATCAGGCACTGAATTATGAAGTACAAGACGAGTATTCCATTACCATTCAGGTAAGGGATGATAGAGGGGGAATTTATCAAAAGCTATTTCACATTCAAGTAGAAGACATAAACGATGCGCCATCGATGATTTCACTATCAGATTCTTTGGTTACTGAGTCAAATACAGAGGTTATTCAGGTGGGGAGTTTGGCTGCAATGGATGAGGACGTTTCCGATGAATTCACCTTTCAATTGGTCTCAGGGGATGGCGAGAATGATGCTGATAATGATCATTTTGAGGTGGATGGAAATGTGCTGAACATTGTTAATCCCAATTTTGAAGCTCAACAAATTCACAGGGTATATATCGAGGTGGTCGATTTGGGTGGTCTTTCGTTTCGTCAGGCGTTTGAAATAAGCGTTGAGGACACGCCGGAACCACCATTTGATATGAGCCTATCAAATTTGGAGGTGATGGAAGATAATGACACTACGGTTTTTGTTGGTGTTATTTCTGTTTCTGATGAGGACACCGATGATACCCATCTATTCACCATTAGAACTCAGGTGGGTTCTTCATATAGTCATCGATTTGAAATTAAGGGTAACGAATTGAGTATTCTCAATCCTGATTTTGAAGAGCAGTCAACTTTTGAGGTACTATTGGAGGCTGTGGATCAGGTGGGACTAGCCTGTCAGAAGACATTCGAGATTAAGGTGCTCAATAGAAATGAGCCCCCTCTGGCGATTTCACTTGAGACGCATGTTCTACTGGATGGCAATGCGGAAATTGGAACAGAAGTGGGGACTCTTGATACTCAGGATGAAGATTTGGATGATGAGTTTATATATGTTTTGTCAAAAGCCTCGGATTTTTTCGAAATAGTAGATAATAAACTCCGAATTAAAAGTCCTTTCAACAAATCTGTCAGCGATGAGACTCATTCCGTTGAGGTGGTGTCTACTGACTTGGGAGGCCTGTCTGTGGCAGATAGCTTTGAAATTGTTGTTTTTGGTGTACCACTTTCGATACCTGGAAAGATTCCGACTGAGATTTTTCCCAACCCGGTTGAGAATGAGTTTTCCATTCATCTGAATGGGGAGGCTGTATTAGAAATTTTCTCTTTGAATGGAGCAAAACTGTCGAGTCAGACATTGTCAGAGGGCAATCATTTGATAGATGTATCAGATTTAAAAAAAGGGGTGTATGTAATATGTCTGTTGTCAAATCAAAGTAAGGAGCACATCAGATTCATTAAGCAATAGTAGCCAACTTGATGCCCCCTTATCTGCCGTTAGGGGGCATCAATTTAAACCTAAAATCTTCAAAGTAGTAGCTATTGATTTGGTAGTTTCATCCACCTGTGGCTTTGTTTGTTTCCAGGGAGCACGTAGGATATTGAGTATGGATAATTTTTATTTCTGAGACCTGAAGAACCGTCCATAATCCTTTGAACAAATTCATTCTCCTGATCAGGATGAGCCGCCGCTTTTTGTAGCAACTCACGATAGTGTTTCGCAAAGTACACATGGGCAAGAATAGAAACAGTACCTTCAATGCCTTCAAAATTTAATGCTTCATTGGCCTGTATTTGTTCATCCTTTAGTTTCAGGCCGTAGGGGTACTGCCACCAAAAGGCAGAGTTGACTGGAGGGACTCCATGTTCAGTATTATCATCAATCGTAAAGAATCCTTTCTCCACAGCTTCATATATCAGTGGGTAGAACTTTTCTTTAAAATCAGTATTGTAGTCAAATTCATTTGTTAAAATCAGCAGCGGGTCACTATTAGCTGTTCCTTTTATTTCAGCCAGATCAAAGGCCTCTGTTTTAATATAAAGATTATTTCCAACCCGATGCCCCCCCTGATGGGGATCAGTAAACCACACGCTGCTGGGCTTATTTGCTAGTATTTTCTCTATAAATGTATCGTGTATGCTTGTTCGGAAATGAAAGGTATAAAGAGACACTTCAGTTCCTGAACTTGAGACCTCATAGTATTCGCCCTTATAAATGGTTTCTGGGGCCAGGTTTTGATTCATGTCATATTCGAAGTAACCGTTATGATACCTCATGTCCTGTATCTCGGTGAAAGACCCATCTAATGTGCTCAATCTAAACTTTAAGTGCCAATCATCATTGTCAATTGACCTCAAAAGGCCAGGTTGCTCATAATGCAATTGAAGGTATCCATAAGGGTACTCTTTTGTAAGAAAGAAGTATTGTCTGTCGATTGGATAGGTATAGGCTATGTTCTCTTCTTGAAGCGTTGTGCTTTCAAATGCATTTGATTTAAAGGTAATAGTGTAGCTCTCTGCGAGCTCTTCGGCGGACCACCAAATCCCTTTTTTACCCGAGTAAAATGAATAAGTGAAGTTTGTTTCTATTTCATAAAGGCAGTCGCACAAATAGGATTTGGGTATTATCTTTAGCTGGTTGGATACAGAATCAATTTCCCAATCAAATTCAAAGGGGTTGCTACCTTCCTTAATATCAATTGCAAAATCAGTTCTTAATTTTCCGGAGGCTTTTTCCTGGGTGTTTGCGTTCTCGAAGGTATCCGTTCGCAATTGAATTCGTAAGTCAGGATTGAAAGGACTTAGCGGAGTATTAGGGGAAAAAAGAACAGAATCTACCGCAGGAAACATCTCGAGGCTCAGAGGTGATAACCGAATCGATAAATTCATAACTTCTCTGTCTTTGGTGATTCTGGTGAAAACCTCTTCCCATTCATGGTCAATGAGTTTTTGAATCATGACTTCTAGTTTAATTTCCCAAAGAGCACTGTGGTTAATTAGTTGTTTAGGGATAACGAAAAGAGAGTCGGATGACTCACTCATCAATGTGTCATAAGGAATGGATATCCCATCGAATAGAACATTGAGCTGAACAATCGAAATTTTATGTTGCTCTATTCCCTTAGAAGTTTTTTTCTGAAACACAGAATCAATGGGATAATTGAATTTGATGAACGGAACGTCAAATTGATTGGAATTTGCTGAGCTAGCCCTTCCGAAAATATTGCCTAATTCGTGCAGAATTACTTTTTCTGGCTCCTTTACGTCTAAAGTGTCGATTTTTTCCGGTTCGGCTGGCTCGGTTTCTTCTTTTTCTTCACAGTAAACTAGCAGAAATACAAGTGCTAGGAGGGTGAAGACGGAATGGATTAGTCGGCTGGTGAGTGATTCTTTCCTAGTCATAACAGTTGGTTGTCATTGGATCAAGCCCCTAAATAAAATAATTTTTTAAAAAGTCCATGCTTCCTTGTTAATTAAGTTTTGGACCTAAGGAAAGGATGATGCCAGATAGCTCAAGTCGCTTTTTGAATGCAGCTTTCGCTGTGCTTTTTGTGAAATCATTGGTTTGAGTTCGACTGCCATTATCTGTTTCGTCTCTTATACCTTAATTTTTTTTTGCAGATAACAATATTTTTCATTTCTTAGCCTTATTGTTAGCTGTGTGCCACTTTTATTTGACTCATTGTCAGGGCTTTTAGGAGCTTTTATTTAGCAAGTGTGGCGGGCAGCTTTGCCTAATGACCTAACTATGGAACCAACCAACCATTTCTCCCCCGGGGGTAGCTGCTGCTATGTGCTTTCCCCAAGATCCTTACTCAGAGGCTGCTTAGCGTTGCGTGAAGGTTGATTTACTAATATCAGTACTGTCTTGACACAGTTACGCTGTGCGGGTACTGATGAGTACTGCACTTCCCCCAACTCCATTTCCCAAAATGAACCTCCGGCATGATTTGTTTCCTTGCCGGGCAGGAATTTTTCGACCATTCAAAACAAAGTAACTATGAAAAAGGTACTCACCGCCACCTTTATACTATCCTTCACTACCATCCTTTCCGGTCAGACTTACAAGATCAAGAGGGAGGTGCTGCTGAAAGACAAAGTGCCTGTGGCCCGGGTAACCGGTGAATTGAACTGGGTACGTGGAGCAGATATGGCCCTGGAGACTTTGGAGGGTGAAGTGTTTTGTGAGATTGTGACCAGAAATTTTAAACCCTCCTATCCGATGTTTGATGAGGTTCGATGGACCATCCTCAACTTCCCTGAGTTCAATAAAACCTTTACCCTGGCCCGGAATACGGATTGGGGAAGCAAGATTTCAGTAGTTCGCAATGAGGTGGTAGGTCAGGGCCTGCAAATTTCTGAGAAGGGGATAAACCCCGAGAACCTGGAAGGGCTGTATGAGAAAGACATCAGTCTCCGGCTGAATGAGGATACCCTTGCCATCATAGAAGAGATCGCTTTCATGCGGGAAAGTCTGGAGGACAATAGCATCGAGCGAGACCGTTCCCGGCCGCATGCATTGGTGCCTTTGGTAAGCAAAAACCCGGCTGAAAAAGTATCGCTGGTCACGCAGGATGTGGAGGGCTTAGGGATGATTTATTCCGGTGCCAGGCCTTTGGTGGTAGGGAAGGTTGTTCACGAGACCAATAATCCATATTCGGTGGTATATGAACCCACCAAAGACCTGGTGGTGATTTATAAGAAGCTCAAAAATCCTGTAGTGAGGGATGGTAAAGAGCTCGAGTTTTTTCCGGCAGGGGAGATTGATTTTACCAAGAGAGATATTTCATTGTTTTTGTTCGAGACCGGAGAAGTGCCGGCCCTTGCGAAGTATAATCGTGAAATGCCCCGACAGGAAGTGATCGGAAAGGCGGTCGAGTTTATGATTATCCGGGGTTTTTTGTGATGAGATATAATCGGCAAAACGTAACATCCTATTTTTGAACATCACTAATGTCCTATTTTTTAGGTCAACAAAAAAATCTAATTTTACCAAGTCGCACTTTAGTTAATACCTTAGACCATGATCAGTCGAGTAAATCTGGCATAGCCCGGATGCGGAGTGTCCGTAAGGCCTCCTACACTCGACTGGTATAACCAACAAGTGCGACACATCCGGGTTTTAGTTACCCAATATCATAGTTAGCAGTCAACATTTCAATCTTTTTCTTAGACCTGTCTGCCGTGGCTCCATTGCCAGCTGATAACATCTTTTTAATAGGTATTGAATGCCAGTCAAACCGACGTTTAAACTCTGCTAAAACCTCACTAGGATAACTTGATAACAAGAACCTTCCCTTAATCTGGCTTAGCGTCTCAAGTAATTGCCGGTAATGCTCCTCGGTGTACCCACCATAGTGACCTTGATTGGTGTCGATGTATGGCGGATCAGCATATATAAATGCATCATCAGCATCACGACTCGTTATAACCTTAGCAGCATCATTGTTTTCTATCTGTGTATACCTGAGCCTTTCAGATAAGTCTTCTTTAAAAGCCTCTACCTTATTGGCTATAGAGAAGGCTCTTTTATCCCGGTCATATCCCCATGTTCCAATTTTTGAAGCAAATCCCTGGTTAGTGACTACCCAAAAAGCCCACGCACGAACCGTCCTTTCATCCTGAAATAACCAGGGCATTTGATAAATAGTGAGAGCCCTTTTATATGTATCTCTGCTGTGAAGGGTCTGCTCTATCTTTTCCCTTAGTTTAAAGAAGTCATGCTTGAGTACCTCATAGAAGTTTGTGATGTTGCCATTAACATCATTGATTACCTCACATCTGCTGGGCTCTTTAGCCCAAAACACTGCACCCCCTCCAAAAAAGGGCTCAATGTAAATTCGGTGATCAGGAATAAGTGGGAGTATCTCCCGGAGCATTGATTGTTTGCCACCATAGTAGGTGATGGGTGTTTTCATGTGCAGCACTTGATAAAAGTTTGAAGGTTTGAAAATTGTACATTTTGTATATTGACAAGTGCGACAGTTTGAAAATTTCTTAGAGTAGTAGATATGAGTGATTGACCCTTAAGGTCTCACCCGAGAATGTTATCGTTAAGATCTGATCGCCAGAACCCCCAGGAACATTCTTATGTGTTAAGCCACTTGAACTTCTTGAGTATATTAAAACGAACCCATCTGATGGTATTGCAAAATCTGGAATTGTAAGTTGAATCTGACTAGAGCCAGTAGCTGTCAGCAGCCCAGTCATATAGGCGCTTGATCCTATAATAACCACCTTGACAATCCCGGTCACAACCCCGGTGTCGACTACATAATTAAGCTCACTCTCTCGTTGTATAAATTGGACATCATCCCAATCCTTCTCACCTGAACCACTCACCCCACTTTCCAACTTGAGCTTACGAATCTGATTGATATTGAACTCATTGCCGTCATCAAATTGGACGGGATCTGTGGCAGCATAGGTTGTTTCAATAACCCACACTGCTGTTTCTCCACCTCCAGCCGTGAACGCTCCAGCATCAACTTGAAAAACCTCACCCTGATAAGCAGCCCAACCAGCCGTAACGGTAAAGTCTGGGTCGGCGGAATCATCTACCACGGCACCTGATAGAATAGTGATCTCGGCAGGATCGCAATTCAGGGCTTTAAGGATTGCTTCAAAGCCTTCTTGATAGGCCTCAAAAATATGTTGCAGAGTTTTGTCCTCCAGTATTAGGCCTCTAACGTTCGCTTCTACATTGCTTAAATCTGTCTTTTTCATGATTCTATGATTTGATAGGTGGAGCCTGGGGCTTTATATTTATCAATTAAGGCTGACATTTGGTCTAAGTCTGCACTGAGACCGGCAGGCACGTTCACAATGAAATTCACCAAATTAATACTTTCGCTGTGGCTCTTCATAGAGCTGCCTCCATCCGCCTGATTGTGAGCAATTACGTTCATGCCTACACGGCTGTCACTCGAGCTATAAACTACCGGTTTATTTTGTGTGATTTCGTTCACAGTGATGGTGATACCTGCCCCGAAGGTGTCTATCAGATATGATTCGAAGATAACCACATGACTGGTTATTTTGGCCTTATATTCAAGGGCGACCTGAAGACCTAAGAACTCTTCATGGATGCCTCTAATCCAGGCTGAAGCCTTAAAAAGAAATGTTATCCGGCGCTCTTGGCGCTTTTTTGGAGGAAGAGTTTCTCCGATAAGCTTAAAAAAACTGACAGTGTATTTACTCATATCTCTGCTGTGTAGGTGATGGTATCAGCAAGTGCGTGATCAGGATGAACGGTCAGATAACCAGCCACCGGAACGTACTTCCTAGCCACACTCACTAGGGTACCACCGTCCTGGCTGGCTTGGATGTCTCCGGCTTTCACATCCACTACACCTTCAACCTCTTGAATAGCATCGACCAAGTAAGTGGTGTAGTAAGTTCCTGTTTTTCCCACATTGAATTCCAGGCTACTTAAGTAGGTGTTAACCGCTAGTTCTACAGCAGCCTGAACAGTAGCCTGTGGGATGATCGGATCATAATACACAGTCAAGGGCAGCTTGATCACGTCAGCGGCCTGGCTGATCACACTGATGTTGCTTCCTAATGGCTGTATTTTCTTGATATAGCTACTCAGAGCATTCTTTTCATCCATGCTTAAAGCGGTTGGGCCATCTTTGGCAACCTTGATAATACCACGTCCGGACTGATCTACAATAGCCACACGGGTAACGATCTGCGCATCAGTGTCAAGATCCTCATAGTAGTATTTCTTAGTCGTATCATTAAGGAATAGGCTATCTCCATATTGGAATTTCCTAATCTCACGATCCCACCAAGCCGCATTGCAAGTAGGCACCGCGTCCGCAGCGGCTGTCAGCGCACGCTTCATGATGTCCCATAGACCTTGAACTATCGATGATATTGAAGTAAACGTGTATATTAAAATTCTAAATTCCGCTACTTTCGACGGAGAGGTTGCTCCGAGCGAAACCTCATCAACCACCTCTTGGTTTATTTCCTCGTATATTTCTTTCAGTGTCGCCATTTTTACAATTGATTGATCAATCTCTGTCGTTCGTTCTCGAAAATTGAACTGATTTGAATAGCCTCTTCAGGGGTGTATATTAATTGTAATGTCTCTGGGATTATCTTGGTCGGTTGCAATTCATTCCACGATTCAACGGCGCTGTTAATTGCGTCTGTATGAGCTTGAAGCCAATCACCCACACTTTCAACTATTTTGAAATAGACAACATTATCAATCCAATAAGCCTGCTCATTCAAATTGCCGTCCTGGGCAATTACAGGATTGCCTGTCGGCCAAACTTGCACATCATTAAGACCATCAGTCACCATGAACAATCCGGCATACGCTGGGCAAAAGGGGTAAATTAATAGACCGTATTTTCTCATAGCGTTCTAAAATGTTTCGAAGTAATTGTTGTCAATTGGGGCAGCAAAGTTTGATCCGACTATATTTCCGGGGTTTGGTGTGCCTCCTTCATTAGCTACATATAGACCGGTTTCAGGTGATCCGTGTGCGTTAGAATTAAACTTCATTAACCACCTGAAATCCGCAGGATTGAATTTATCGTACACCTCATCGTTCCCGTATCCTTGGTTGTAAATTTTGGCAATTTCAGCTTCCGACAAAACCGCTGACTCTCCGCTTGATGGAGTCGCGTTACTTCCGCTAGTCATGGCTCCTATAATTCTCATCTCTCCGACCACTCCAGGGATGTGATATGTGGCTGTTCCTCCGTTCGATGAAAAGTGAGAAGTGTTCATGTTTTTTATGGCTGGAGGAACGGCCAAATCTTCCGCGACCTTCACTCCATCAAAATAAACCCTCGCCTCCCCGTCATTGTCGTAACCGGAAAATGTAATTGCAACCATGTGCTTTTTTCCTATTTCAAGTGGTATATTTTCGGCATAATCAAACGCTGGCTGTCCTGTATAGCCATTTCTTATAAGGATATTTCCGTTCCCAGCTCCATCACCGCTAATCGATCCGTTAATCTGATTGCTACCAGTTCCTAATCCGAAATAAAACAGCCCAGCTGTACCGGAAAAATTCTGTGTCACTCTGAACCAATAAATAAAAGTTGCAGCATAATAAACCTCATATGTGGGTCTGATCGACCCGCCTGAGTTAATCCATCTATCATTAACCCCATCGAAGCGTAAACCGTTTTGGAAATTGTAAGGTTCGTAAGGTGTGGTAACTGTTGCAATGTTGCTCCAATTGCTTTCTCCCCCAGAAGGGCCAACTGCATTGATCCTATAGTAATATGTAGTGGCATAAGGCAAGCCGGAATCAACATAACTTTCAGTATTAAACGAAATCGAAATACTGGTTAAATCAGTAGAGAAATCCAAACTAGTTGAACGCTGAAGTATAAAATTTGACTCATTTTCAGATAAATCGCTCCATGTCAACGTTGATTCATTCACCTCAGAAAGAATTACCACTAAGTTACTAGGGGCTTCAGGTACCGGCAGTAGATATGGGCCAGTAACAACATTTATTGAGCGTGTATTTAAAAACTGTAGTGTTAAATCACTTTGATTGACTGACTTTATTTCGAGAAGTGTTCCAGGCTCTAAGACACCATACATATTCACATCATTATGCTCGATGATCATCTCCAAACCACGTACCCACTCCGAGCCATAGTTGGTCACAGCTATGTCTATGAGGTTTTGATCCTTTCTTACTATGTACTTAGTATTCAGCATCAATATTCACTTTACCTGACTGGGTTACTTTAAGCTTATTCACCTGCATTTGATCACCTTCAAACTCCTGTTGTATTACTCCAGCCAAGTCACCAAGCGCATCATCTTCGAGCCAATTCATCAGATCCACGCCGAGATCAGGGAATTCCCTATAGTGGCCTTTCCCGGCAAATAGGATATCCGCTTGATGTTGATCGGTAGATTCAGCTACTACCAAATCACCATTCTCAAAAAGCAAATCCCCATCGTCAGTATTTTTGTAATCCAAAGGCATTTAGTGTTTCACTTTAGTGTTTGTGATGTTTGATAAATCTCCTAACTCCTCACTTTCCATTGCTGCATCAAATGCTACACTAGTTCCAGGCACCAAAGCATCAAGCGCCGTTGCTATAGCTTTTGTTGCAACCTTGAGAGTTCCCAGATAGCCCTTCGTTTTGTCGTATTCATTTAATAGCTGTTCATGAACTATTAAACCACCGTTCGCCCCCTCATTAATTACCACTGACTCAGACCTAATTTCGACTTGTTCAACTTCATCAATCGCACAGATATACCCTGAATCCCGGTCATTCAGAATCAAAGCGATCAACACGGTACTGCCCACTTTAGGAATCAAGACAAATCCAGGCTTAACCTCATTTACAGCGGCTTTCAATCTCACCTTTAGTTCAGGATCTGAGGGGGGCTTCACTATTGCTGTGTAAGCTTCTGGATCAACAGATAAGACCTCTGCCGGGAAAGTCTGAATCTCCCCGGCAGTGAATCTTTTTAAAAGGTCTCTTATTTCTTCAAGTGTCCCCACTATGATACTTTAATCCCTAACTCGACATCTATAGTAATGCCATCACCGAACTTAAGGGTTGTGGAATCGATGTGGTAACTATCATCTCTGATAAATTCAGGATCTACCAGACGGGCAGTCATACTGTGATTTGCAAACGGTATCATGAAGGTTTGAATTCTTCCCCTGTAGCCTTCAGCGTATCGCTTTAGTTTAAGATCTGTGAGTTGCTTCACCAGCTCCGGGTTCTCTCCTTTATTAAAGGTAAGCGTTACGGTATCTCCACCAGGTTCCCCATAGGCTTCCTCGGTAAATGTGTTGTCCGGTTTAAGAACCACCGCTTTAACCTGGATCTTTTGATCCCCTGGATTACGATACTCCAAGTCATGATCAATGACGTTCTGATCAAGGAAGTATTCAACATTCCCATAGCTCTTGTCATAAGCCATGTGAATATTTAGGTCATGATCCCGGAAGTAAATAGCCAGATTGTAAGGGTTTTCCTTAAATGTTTGAAGCACTTGAGCGGCATTCTTATTCGGAATCCGGAAAGACTCAAATGTGATGTCTGGTAGATCGTTTAGGTTAAAAGCTACGTTCCTCCTGACTGGATTTGCTGTGTTTACTTCACTCGTGATGTAGGTGATGATTTCCTTGAAAGTCACCGGACTAGTCCATGATTTGTTGATATTGGTTTGTTTAAAGAGCCAGCCTGCGTCTTCACACCTTATCTGTAGTGGAACCTTTGGATTTACCTGACTTACGTATCCTTTGAACACGTCCCTTGTATAAAAGGTAGATTGGTCAATTCCAGGGATCTCGTAACCCACATTAATAGAAACCTCCTGGCCTGGCTGAACATCTATCAAACCAAACTCCATCAATTTCTTTGGAATAGTAATCTCTGCCTCATCGATCAGTTCCTTCCACCCAGATCGCACTTCGATCTCATCAATAAATGGGCTGGCCTCCAGGTCACCCACAAATACACTACACGTCAATAGTAAGTGCATGGCAATAATTAATTGTTTCATGATTTATATGATTTAGTTTAAAAATGCTCATCCGTTGATTATCCTGTTAAAGTCCTCAAAATCCATGTCCGACTTAGCCTGAATTACGTAGGGCTGAACCCTGATACTATTGGCTGGGAAGCGGGGGAAATCAAAATCCTTGATGCTGATCTTTTGCACGTTGTAGAGATCTGTTATATAGCTCCTCAGATATACCACCCCTTCATGTTCGCATATCCGTCGGATATTCCGTATTTGTGTTTCCGGATAGTCATTCTCCTCTTCATTGATCGCTAATCCCCTGATTGTGATTTGATAATCCTTAAGCCCACGCTCCTCGGTCACTGTACCACGTCCTTTGCCTCTTCTTATGGAAGTCTCTTTGATCATCTTACCACCAGAGAGCGACATAATAGGCTCGTTTGGTAGCTGCCAATGATTAGTCGGGTTGGTGCCTATTTTGATGGGAAGAAAGTAACTTCCTCCTTGTGGGCTTTGAAAGTTGAACTCACCTTTAAGCGGTGGATCATTAACCACTCCGGGAGTGATTTTCATGCCCTCAAAATCTCCACCCTCCCGAATAGATCCTTTTCCGAATGGCCCTGGAAAGGGAAGCCCAACCCCAGATCCAAAAGCCTGGGTGTATAGTCGATATATGTCAAATGCTATAGCCATTATCCACCTATTGCTGTTTGAAGTCCACCCCTTAAAAGCCTTACGAAGAATTCCCTCATTTTTGGCTCGAGTTGATCTAGTCCTTCGCTTAAATCCTGAGCTGTGATGTCGATATTCTCAGCAAATTTGATTCCCCCTTGAAAATTGATAGTGACAGATTTACCACCCCCGGCCGTAATGCCATCAATTCCAGAACTTATATTACTATCAACACCGCCTCCGTTTCCATTGGCATCCCCATTATTACCAGATCCTCCCGGTTCTTTTTTTGTGCCACTTAGCCCGGCTATTTCCTTTTCAAGAGCTTCAATTAATCCATCTTTCCCGGTTATACCGCTTAGATTACCTCTTAGGTCATTGATTTCTTGATCTGAGAATCTCTTGATAAAAGTGAAGTACTCACCTTGCTGCCTTCGCTGCTCGCGAACACCACCATAAGCAGCTATTTCATTGAGGGTATTGGTGATCCTGGACGCATCAGCTTGCAGATCCTTGATTTGATCTCTTTTCTCTTCAATTAGATCCTTATTTAAAAGCTTCAAAGCCTCCTTAGAATAGGTAATATTTTCCTTGAGTTTGGTAGTGCTCAGCCCGATGGCCTCCCCATATTTATTCCACTTGGTCACCGCTGATGGGATGGCCCCAGCCAACTGCTCTGTGATTTTCTTTACCTCTACTTGTTCATCCTTATTGAGTTTTGCTTTACCCGTTAGCTCCTCATATCTTTTTATGAGTGGCACAGTATCGCCCTCTAGTCTTTTGACTTTATCGGTTTGCTCCTTGTACTTCTGGCCTAGTGATTTGTTTGCCTCGATTAATCGATCGGTTGTTTTTATGAGACCTTCCAAAGAAGGGGTCAATATTCTATTCACCGAATCCCCATACCCTTCAGCCAGCAATCCCAGTTTTCCGGTAAGTGTACTTACCTTACCTCCAAACGTGGCAGATTGCTTTTCCATTAGGTTAAAGAAAAGACCACCTTCCTTGGTCATATTCTGAAATGCCTTCTCGATATGGGCAAATCCAACCTTTCCTTCACTTGCCAATTTTTTGACCTGATCGGATTGTACCCCCATAATCTCGGCCAGCTCGGTAAATATTGGGATACCCCGGCCAGCCAACTGGTTCAGATCCTCAGAGTATACCGTTTGCTGAACTTTGATCTTACCGTAGATCTCTGAAAGTTCGTTGAACGGTATATTGAGTCCAGCGGCAACATCACCAAGATTTCTAAGTGTTGGTATTAGCTTCTCTGTAGTAATACCAAAGGCCAGAAGGTTCCTGCCGGACGTAACGACCTCATCATTGGTGAATGGAGTGACATTCGCAAACTGGTTTAAGTCAGCTATGCTCGAATTTGCCCGTTCAGCAGAACCAAGCATGGTTTCAAAACTTACCCTCGTTTGCTCTGCCCTGGCTCCAGCATCTGATAGGGTTTTACCAAATGTCAATAGGGCAGTGACTGTTAAAACTCCAGCAATTGCCCCCTTCAGCCCACCGAATATTTTGCTCAGACCAAATCCCTTTCGGCCAGTCCGATCAAACTCATTACCCAATCGCTTGGACTTTCGTTCAGCACGTCCCATTTCTTTACTTACCTGCTCAGTCTTATTATCCAACACGCCGAATTCCCTTGCCAATTTCTTAGCGTTGTTAATGGCTCTGTCTTTAAACTCAACTAAGTATTCGTAAGCTTTCATTTCAGTTTCAGTAGATTTTGGATCTCATTCAGACTATTGTCCTTTTCTAAGTTTCTGAGCTTGTTAATGATCTCAAATTTGGCAGCTAGTGTGTAGTCATCGAGCTTGCTTACATCTATGTGCAAGTAATACTCCACTGTGGTTTCCATCTCCAGGAGCGGAGACCACCGCCGTTCACTCGCTGCCTCTAAAGCTTTTTTACCGCTACGTAGGCTTTATCTTTTACCTTATTGGTTCCTCGAAGCATCCCCAGATAAGCCCTGGTATTCTTCTTAACTTCACTTAGCCGCTCCTGATCGACACAGATGGATTTAAGCAGATAAACAGCGGTCATAAACGGTTCGCCTTTGTCATTGCGATTTTCAGCAGCAAGAATATCGGCACGTTTTGCTCCTCTTACCCTGAGCACTTCCCCTTCACTGGATATCTCAAAATGTGTATCCTTATGCTCAACTCTAAAGTCAGGAAGCTCTGCCAGTTGATCCAGTTGATCAGCCAGGCCATTGCCATAGCTTTCATCTGTCTTGAGTTCGGCATCACCATCGAGCCAGCAGTTATTTAGATACGTCACGGCCATTCCAATCGCCCCGGCTTTTTCTAATGCTGCAAACGCTTGCTTAACCGTGAGGAAATCGGAAAGCGGATCTTTGATATAAGCTTTCTTTCCATCATCAGTTTCTAATAGAAAAACGGAACCATGTTCCTTTTTCCACTTATCAATTTGGGCTTGAGTTACTTCTTTCATTTTTTCTGTTGATTTAATAGGTGTTAAACATCGTACTCGATTTTCAAGGCCATCCCGGTGAGGTTGATCACCATTTTGGTATCGCCTTGGTTCCAGCCTTTTGGGAGTGAGCCAACACTAACTCCCCGGAGAATATCCGTAACCCTGGGATCGCCGATATTCTTAGCATAGTGAACCACCACATCAAAGCTGATGTCTGTGAGATCTTCAGCCCCCTGTGCCTTTGCAGATCTGTTCATTGCCTCAATCTCTGATTGGTTCATTCCTATTTCAATAGGATAATCCTTATTCCCCTTTTGGATAGAATGTGGATCGTCACCAGCTCCATAGTTGGCTTCCAGGTTGCGGTTTACTGTGTACTGAACCGACTGTATTTCGGTGATGGTTCTGCCAGCCGCAACGACTGACATATCACGCCATGCGTATTCTTCTTTACCTGCCATGTTTAGCTATTTTGAGGGTTTTCAAATCCAAGGTTTACTTCTATGAATGAGCTGTATCCTTTTGGTCTTACAGCCAGTTTGGCAATCTCCACCTTATTGGTAGCGAGTACATTTTGCTCAGCATTGATTTCGACCACTACAGGGTTTTGGGATGCCAGGTTGTCAACCATGGCCAGCTCCAGAGCATTCTTTATCTTTGCTTGATAATCCTTCACCACGGCTGGGGCTATATAGCCCTCCTCATCAATGTCAATATCATCCTCAATCTCCTCGATGAAAGTGGCGTAGGTAATTCTGATCGCCTTATCAATTACTCTACCTCTGGCCAGACTGGAAAAGTCATCAGCCGGAGATACACAGGCCGGGTCAGAGCTAAAGTAGTATCCGGCCTTATTCTGGATAGTCCTGAAAAAGATGCAGCCTTTATCATGCAATGCATCCATAGAGGCCTCATAAGTCTCGATGGTTTCACCATCTGTTAGATAAGCTGTTGACTTGCCAATGTCTCCATCCTTTACCCGACTGATTTTTCTTTGTACTGGTATACTCGCGAACCTTCCTAGCGTAAATCCAATGGCCGGATGACCATTATCGGTTAGTGACCCGATCACCACGCCTACATGACCGTTGGTGTTTTGGGTAAAATCCTTCAGCCCTCCAATATCAGATTGAAAGTCCCGTGCACCAATCAATGCCCGGCATGGATTAAAGCTATCTGAAAACTCCTCACACAATGCATCCGCTTTCAATACTGCCGCATCAACATCATCGTCCAGACCATCCACATAGGTAGGTTCATATGCTACATCCGGGATTCGGTGAATGCCCCACATTTTCACACGGCCACCAGCTGCATTAAGTAGTTTCTTTACAACATTACCTGTCTTATCACAGGCACTTTCCATTGTGGTAGTCGCTGGTATGATCATCACCCATAGCTCTGTCCCCTTCGGTGCCTGATCATAAAAATCAACGATCTGCTGATAAGAATCTACCGTGTTGTCAGTATCATAGTCAGCGTCAATACCGATAGCCTCAGCATCTTCTATCCTAAAGATGGCTTTTGGTGTACTAATTGCCAGCCCAGATGGAGCGGGGCCGGCCATAACCAGCCCCATGATTCCATCATCAACAGAAACCGAAGCCCCAAGCCCGTCGGTTTTTACGTTAATATCTATACCAGGTAATGCCATTTCAAAATGATTTTATAGGTGTTAAATCTTTGTTCAATAATGGGAGCTAGCCTTTTTTTTGAAAGGGCTAACTCCCGAATAAAGTATGCCGTTATTCCTTTGGCTCTTTGGCTTTGAAAGCCTCAGCCAAATTATCAAGGATAGTATCCTCACTCATCCTTTTAGTCAGTTTCAGGTCTGGATACTCTCTTTGACCATATGCAATCAATTCATCCTTTGTCCATGACTTTGATGGGTCACCTTCAGGGATTACCACCTCATCCTTCTTTGTATCTGAAGTCTTTGCCTTTTTTGAATCCGCTGTTTTGGCGTCCGATTCTACACCGGCATCTTCACGTGTGATGGTGATCAGATCCTTTTTGTTTTGCTTTGCATAGGTCTTAGCCGCTGACTTGTTTGACTCCAAGAAAAAGTTTCCATCACCAATGGTGAGCACCTTATTGTCTTTAGGATACTTTTTAAAGTAGGACTTTGAATCTTCGATAAGTTGTTTCTTCGATTTCATGAGATATTTAGTTTTGAGTGAACAGAGAAAACAGGAACTGAATAAGGTTCTTGAGTTCCTCCATATTGATGACTTTGAAATAGAGCAATAAGCTCATGAGGACGATAGCCCCGGCAAATTCAAACCACTTGAAATGCCGAAGGTCATTTACTGTGTATTTTCCGTCCTTGTCTTTATCCAGGTACTTTCGCACGTCTGGAAGGGGCAACACATCCATTGCTACATTAAAGAGGCCTTTTAATCCAGCTCTCAGAGCTTTGCCCACTTGAGTCTCTTTGAATTTCTTTTTCATAGCTCGTTTTGATCGATGAGTGTATAAGAAAATTTATTGCCCCATAGGGAGGCGCTTCGCTTAAGGATCTCCATGACCATGCGATGATCTTCATCTTTCTGTCTGACCTGACAGCCAGCAGAGTAGGCACCTACTTTTTCAATTTCATTTAGAAATGAAGTAGTGTGCATATTTAGGCCAGTTACATCCGTGTAGGTTTTGCCCTCCAGATCTAATTGACCATCCTTGTCATTATCCCGCCATCCTTTGAAAGGCATCCCGTTTTGAACCAAGGCCTCATAGCCATTGTGGTTTCCTATATTCCAGCATTTGGGATATTGCCCAGGTGCGAGGATGAATGTCCCGTTGGGATTGCCCATTTTGGTTTTCAGCCAGTACAAGCCCGGATCAGTAGTGCCCTTATGCTCCAGCACTATCCCGTTTCCAAAATCATCCCGGTAAGCGATGCCCAAAACATCATCAAACTCATCCACCTTACTGAGCCTCCTTATCCCGAATAGGTTCACGTTATAAGCCCCGTTATCATAAAACCTATAACCAAGGCACTCGAACAATACTTTTACTTCAGAGTAGATCATTCTTTATTGATAGGTTTTGATGATTTATTGATAGCTCGCTTGATGTTGGCTTCTGAGCGTCTTATTTGTTTTGTAATAGCCTCCCTCTCACTGATCATTGTGCGCTGAACCTCCTTCATAGTTTCGGTATGTACCCCAATACTCTCAGTGGTTTGCCTCATGATACCAGAGGTTTGCTTCATAATATCGAGGAGCCTTTCTTCTCTTTCAAGAGATTTATCTTCCCGATCAAGGATTCTGGATTCCCTCTCTGTTATATTCTTAAGTACCCCAAGGATGATGGAGCGTACTAGCAGTACAAGTACTACCAGCACAACTCCAAAGGCTCCAAGAGATTCCCAATTGATTAGGGTTTCCATATCCAGTTTCCTAAAGATTAAACACCTGACTTAATGGCTCCAAAGCCTAAGTCATAGAGTTTACCAATAGTCGCATTACCCGTAAATCTCATTTCAGTTTTAGGAGGGTTGTTCCTGGTATCCTCTTCTAAAGACTTATAGTGATGAGTGATGTTGGCTATTGATTTAATTGTATGTGGTGCATAGAATACAGTAGACGCCGGAACATCCGTGCCACCAACAGCAGCTCCATAAGCCAGTTTTGCACCAGCGGCTGAGTAATGGTTCTTGTAGGTGTTCCAAAAGAATTTCCAGCCATGATTCGCCATTGGCTCACCGCTCTCGGTTTTTGTATAGATATCCCGGAAGGCTTGATACTGTAAAGCATCCAACATTAAATCCGTCAAATGCTCAGGGCAAAGAATCATGTGAAGCTCATTTGGTTTCAACAAGTTCAACTTGTTGAATGGCTCTCTAAAGCCAACAAGATCCGTCACCAACATTCGCTTCCTGCCATCTCCTCGATCAGCTCCGGTAGTATTTATCACAGGATTAAATACATCATCAGTATCATCATCAGGTGCAAGGTTGTGGATATTCTTTTCAATCCAACTTGCGGCAATTGCTTCACTGCTTTTCTGTGCCAGGATGCCACCCCGATTTAGAGCGGATGTGCGAATTTCTTCCTTAGTGACTTCAAAAGGAGTGGTAGAGAAGTACTGCCACGGGATTAGATCATTCTTGATATCAAATGTGGCAATATCCACATCCTCGTAAGCGTCAGATTTGTCCCAATCCACGGAAATGGGCTGTCCGATCAAATGCTTCACAATACCTGAAGAGTTCAACGCTTTTGCAGGAGCATTGGGGATTACCGCCAAAAAATCCTGTTTAAGGTTTTGAAGAGTATGCACCAGTCCTGGTAGTATAAACTTCTCAATATATTCACCATTGGTGTATGCCATGATTCCTAAGTGTTTTTGATATGATTAATTAGTGATTTAAGTCGTATTTAAAAGAGGCTTCAATACCTATTAAAACTTCACGTTCTGAGCCTGACCAACCTCAGAATCATTGAACAGTTGCTCAAACTTTGCCGGATCATTTTTCTCCAGTTCATCCAACTCAGATTGAGAGTAATCGTCCCACTTCTTTTTGTTCTTTGGTTTTCCACCACCTTCAAGGCCAAGCTCGTTTTTCAACGCCTCCAGAATGCCCGATGGCCTGGCATTGGTTGGAGTCTTAGTATTCTTGGGTTCTTTGCCGTCACTGCCTTCATCATCATCATCTCCACCGTCGTTGGTTGGAGCCGGAGTTTCGATTCCGTTTACAAGCTCAAGCGTACCATCGAAATTGTTGGTCACAGACTTCTCTGCGTTTTCCTTCTTGATACCCTTTGTTACACACAGGTTTACCAAGGCCTCTTCGCCATACTTAGCTCTATTCTGTAAAGCCTCAATGGCATTCGCAATCTGATCGGCGTTTGCATTTTCAGGCAAGCCAAGTTTTTTAGCGATTTCTTTCATTTCCGTCTCGTTATTGTTTGAATTTTGATTTGTAGGATTGGTTGGGTTGAGGATGTCCTCTAACTCGTATTCTTCAACCTGATTAAAAAGAGTAGGCATATCCACGCCCAGGTTCTTAAGTTCGTTTTTAGCACCTGAAGGTGTTCGGTCATCAAGATCGATTATATTCCCTTTCGCAACGATGTTATACTTCACGAGCTCTTTACTATTGAGCCATGTTGTATTGCGCATGTTTTGATCTACATCTTCCTTCGAAAGTCCCATTCGCTCAGAAAGTAGTTCTACTACATTATCCCGTAGATCTTGGTACTGCTTTTTGCTAGAATCGAAATCTTCCATTCTGGAAATGTTCATTGACCCGGCAATCTCATGGTACATACCCTGAGAGTTTCTATGACAGTATGTGTTCTCGGGTTTGAATGGAAGGATCAAGGTAAATCCAGCAGATGCTGAAATTGCACCAATGGTCATTTTGATTACTCCGGTAAATCGCTTGAGTTGATTGATAATCTCATTGGCTTCATAGACACTACCTCCAAAGCAATTGATATAAACATCCGCATCCTCAATCCCGGAATTAATTAGCTCATCAACGATCTGCGTAAAGCTTGCTGAATCATTTCGCCAAAAGCTAATAGATCCTATAATCTTGATAAATGCTTTTCCAGCTTTGTTCTCAATATGAAAGTGCTTAAATGCCATATTTCCCATTTCGGTCAGGCCAAAAGTGAGGTGCATTAAACCCATAAAAAAACCGAGGTAGCCAACTTGTGACGCTTCCTATATAAGCTATGTATGATCAACCACAAGTTGGCGTATCCGTTTTCCTGACCTCCTTTTTATAGGTCTACTTTGAAGCATGGAAAGCCATGTAGCAGGATTGTCATTATTCAAAAACGGAGCCTCTCATATTGATATTTCGAAGATTCTAAAGGTGTCACAAAACACGGTGAGCACCTGGGCTAAGAAATACAAGTGGAAAGATGAACTCAACCGCCAGTACGAATTTCAAGAGAGCAGCTTGGAGTATGTGCGAGGACTGATCCACTACAATTTGAAAATACTGGATGCTATCAAAGAAAAGATGCTCCAAACCCATGACCTGGAAACGGCCACTATTGAGGAGCTTAAAAAAATGCTTACTGAGCGTGGTGATGTAGACAGTTTGAACAAGCTATATGTCAACATCCGGGGCAAAGAGATCTCCTGGGATCAGGTGGTAAGAAGTACCCGTGAGTTTTTGGAATACATGGAGTATGAAGATCACAAACTAGCCCAAAAGCTTGCGGATTACGCCAATGATTTCCTCGATAAAAAAAGGAGGTCAGCATGATCAAATCGCCCTCAGATCTTACAGCCGAAGAAAAACGCCAGTTCAATCAATGGCTCGACACTATGCGTCGGCTTAAGGAAGGAGTTAAACCTATTCCCAAGGAATCACCTGGTAAAAAGAAAAAGCGAATTGAACACCTATTAAAGCCAGGCAACGACGATGACTTTATTGAATACTATTATGCTACTGATGATTTCACACCATCAGCTCAGAGCTGGTTTCTAAAAGAGTTCGAACACGCCTTTTGGGTAGAGAAGCAAAGGAAAATTGTATTGGAGGTACACCGTGAAGGTGGTAAGTCAATTACGGTCAACATCAAAACCCCGATGAAGATGATGGCATTGGGTGAGCTGACAGGAATGATCCTTGCCGGAGAAACATTTGATAAGGCCAAAGATCAAATCAAGGATCTTGAAACTCAACTCAGAATCAACAAACGGTTTGCTGCTGATTTCTTTGATGGAAATGTAGGCATAACAGGCTCGTGGATACAGGGGTATTTTCAAACCCGTAACTACATTCCTGTGTGGTGCTTTGGACTCGGTCAGAACCCGGCAGGTGTTAAGTCAGGGTTTGTCCGGCCAAACCTTGGTATGGTGGATGATGCTGACAACTATAAGAAGACAGAAAGCAATCCTCAGTGGGCTCAGCAAAATTTAAAGTGGATCAATGGTGAGTTCATGGGCTGTCTGGCCAAGGATAATCGACACTTTATATACTGTAACAACCGGATACACAAAGCAGGTCTCACTGCCCATATAGTTGGTGATGTAAAAGAGGATGATGAAGTAGATCCTAATATTAAGCACATCAAAGCTTATCTGACTGAAGATCCCAAGACTCACCAGCCCATCTATCCAGAGGGAAGAACCTATGATGTAATCCTCAAGAACCTAAAGGCTCAAGGAGCCGTCCCGGCCTGGAAGGAATATTACAGCCTTGAGGATTGTGTGGCAAAGATTGTGGACTATGGCATTACCGATGCCCTACGCCAGCTCTACCACAAGCATGAAGTGGAAGGCACCATGTTTGATGATGAAAATATGCCTTGGGTAGATCCGCTACCACTTAGTAGCTATGACGCTATAGTTGATTACTGTGATCCGGCCTTTGGTGAAGCTGGTAAAGGCTCTCACAAAGCCATTATCCGAATGGGCAAAAAGGATCACTACTATGACATCCTGAAAGTTTGGCTGAGAACCCTGGGACAATGGTGGGAAATCCAATACGACTGGGCTAATCAAATAGCTCATGGTGTCAAAGTCTCTGAGAACACACATGTAGTCCTCAAGGAAAAGGTGAAAGCCTACAAGTCATATGTGGAGTGCAATAGCTTGCAAAAGACCGAACTCCGAAAAACCTACAAGCTCGCAAACCTGAACAGGGATGTTCCCTGGTATCCAACCTATGATACCGATCGAAAGGGTAATAAAGAAGCCAGAATTGAAAGCACCTTCGAAACCATCATGAACGAGGGACACGTTCGCTTTTCGAATGCACTGCGAAAGAATGGTGACATGATCACACTCCGCGATCAGTTCAAAGGATTTCCCTTTGGAAACATCGATGGCCCGGATGCAGCACAGGGAGCCAAAGAAAAACTAGACCGCATGGACAGGTCATACAAGACACAGTCCCAGAGCGGGACATTTAATAAAAACAAAAAGAAAGTAGGATGATCGAGTTTGTAGACCATAAAACCAACGAGCAAATTCACTTGATTAATTACGAAAGCGAATACAGACATCTTCCAAGGGTAGATGATGAAGTGTTTTTCCTTCACGAGTCTGGTAAATATCAAAATTGTATCGTGACAAGAGTGGAGCATATAATCTGTGATGGAGAGCAAGGGTGGCCTATGATTTATGTCAGACCAAGAAAGAAGTCAATTATTCATTTCTCACTTTCCATTTTCAACCTTCAATTATCTGTTAATATATGAGCACATTCATAACCAAACCGGACTATTACGTTGGCAAGCGTCAAGCGGTCATCGATCAACTGACAGATGATAACGACAGCATATTGGACACTGCTGAAGAGGATGCTATTGACCTGGTGAAGAAGAAGCTTCACCACTATGATGTTGAAGCCATCTTTAGCCAGACTGATGGTGACCGTGACAAAACGGTACTGAGATGGTGTAAGTACATCGTGCTTTACTTCATCTACGAACGTGCAGATGATTCCTTCATTCCCGAATCAGTGATCAAGAATTACGATGACACCATGGAGTCATTGGACAAGATTTCGCAGGGACGAGAGCAGATAGATCTTCCCCGGCTTGAAGACAGTGAATCTGTGCCATCTACCAAATTTCAATACGGAGGAAGAACCCCAAGGTCAACCTTCTGATTATTTCATCTATTTAACAGCAATTGAACACACATGAGCGGCTCAATCATATCCAAACTACGGAACATGCTTCCAACATGGAAGCCCTTTCAGGTCAGCGAAAAACTAGTAGACCCCAACAACACTAAAAAGAAGCGGGTCAGCTACCAAATAAAAACCAATAGACGACTTAGGTTCGATGTAGAGCAGGACGATCTGAAGACGGCACTCATGCACGCCCTTGACGAGATAGATCCCCGACGGGAAATGCTACTCGAAGTGTACCGGGAAGCCAAGAGGGATTTACGACTTCTGGCACAGTGTCAAAACGGAATTGATGACGTGATACAAGCTGGCTGGGGTTGGTTCAACGATGAGACTGGAGAGCTAAATGAAGACGTTACCAAGCTATTCCAAAAGCAGTGGTTTGAAAAGGCGATGACAGTCAAGCTCTGGGAAGAGTTTGAAGGCTACAAGCTATTGGAGTTGGGGCAAATGATCCTAACCGAGAATGGTTGGGAGTTCAAAAAGGTGAAAGAGTTCCCAATGGAAAACGTTCTACCAGAAAGAGGGCTGTTGATCGCACACCCACAAGCTGCCAATGGCGTGCCTTACCGGCCAGAGGATTACCCCGACGATAAAGACAAGCAAAGGCTTGCTGAGGCCTTTAGTGAATGGCTGGTAGAATGCGGAGATCCGGAAAGTCTCGGACTGTTTGCTGTAGCAGCTAAAAACAGCATCTACAAGAAGTGGGGACTTGGGGATTGGTGTAGAAGCTCCGAAAAATGGATTGACCCATTCCTTGTCATAAGATCAGGCACAGATGATCAAACAGAGAATGACAAAAAAGCCAAAATGGCCGGTGAATTTGGCAATAACAGTTGGGCGATTTTGGATGATCAGGACGAGATAGATCTTGTGGAACGCAAAAACGCCAACGGTTATACCATCACTAAAGATTTGCTCGATTACCTTGATACAGAAAACGCCATAGGGATCAACGGACAATCAGCCACTGCAAATGATCAAGCATGGTCAGGTTCAAGCGAAGTACAAGAGCGTACCCAAATCAAGCGATCCCGAAGAAGATTGAGACATCTTATGTATTGGGTCAACGAAACACTTAAACCCAAATTAATGGCTGTAAACGGAGGCGATACAGCCTATAAGGTCATTGAAGGTCATAGTTGGAAACCTCTATCACTCCTGGAAGAGGATGATGCCGAATCAACAGATCCTGATCAAAGCGACGATCCAAAGGAAAACGGAAACCCAAAAAACAAATCAAAGGGCAAGCGGGCTGGGGGTACCGCCGTGGGAAAGTCGAACGGGTTAGGGTATCATATTGAAATCTCTAACCTCTATGCTTTTGACACTCATGGTCATATCGATCACCGTCCCTACAATAGTTCGACTCTTGAAAGGCTGGCTGAAAAGATGGCCGAAAAGGTACAGGCTCAGGTCATCAAGCCCGGTCAGGTAGATAATAATCTAACCGAAGCGCAGGCAAAGGAATTATTGACCGCCCTGCGCGGAGGATACGAAAAAACCCTTAAATCCGTGGTGTTCGCTTCTCCTGAGCATCGGATAAAAGTGCAGCTAGAGCATAACATATATGTGATGGCTGCATTCAAGAACCATCAGAATGTATTGGACATTCATGATCTGTTATTGGATAGTGAGGGTAAAATCAAATCAAAGAGCCAGTTCCTGAAGGATGTCCAAGGGGTCAACAAAGACTACAACGTACATTGGGCAGCTACCGAATGGAGGCTTGCCAGGGGACAGGCTCAAATGGCCGATAAATACCTGTTGTACAAAGATCGAGGTGGATCATTCGTATACCAATCAATGAATGATGGACATGTGCGCCCCGAGCATGAAAAGCTTCACGGCCTTACCGCCCCAGTGGATCATCCAATTTGGGATCAGATCCTGCCGAAAAACGGATATGGGTGTAGATGCTTCTTTAGATGGATCAGCAAGGTGATCACCAACATCAGTAAAGCCGCTGAGGAATTCGCAGATAACCTACCAGCCATATGGAAAAACAATGCTGGGAAATCTGGTCGGGTATTCAGCGAGGATCATCCATACTTTGAGGTAGCAAAAAAGTATGTAGAGAAAGCTCAGAAGCTTTTCGGGTTCAAACCTCCGGTTAATCTGGAGCGGTTCAATCATAACCTTGCACTGTATGAAACCCTGAAAGATTCAAAGGATCATGAGTTGTTAAGCGCAGTACTGGACACCGGAGGTTTTTTGTTCCGGCATAAGAATTTTGACAAAAAGGACTACTTCCTCAATAAGAAGGCAGCAGATCGACTCGCTAAAAATGGTTATGCTGTGGAGATCCGGGAGCATGTAAGCACGGAAGGTATTCCTAATCCAGAGCTGACGATATCAGGTACAATAAGCGATCTGAAGACTCCCGAGAAAATCGGGGGCATCAAGTCGGCTTTCTCTAATGCCAAAAAACAAGGCATTGATACCGTAGTGGTCAAACTGAATAACGGATGGGATGTAGAGGCCATTAGGAAAAAAGTGGATGATGGCTTTCATTTCAACGACACCATTGATATGGTTTACCTCCTATTTAAAGGGGAAGTAATAGAGATTACAAGAATGGAGTGGTTGGATGGTCAGCTGTATAAAATAAAATAAGCCCGAACCTCGCTTAGCGTTGGGTTGGGCTTGCGGCCTCAAATGACCAGTACAAATATACGAATTATTAGGAGACATGTTTAGAAACAAGCTAACCGGCAAATCACTAGCCCAGGACATGCACCAGGTGGCCAGGGATTTGGACAAGCTGATAAGCAAGGAGCTGCCGGAGGAAACCGAAAGCAAACTTGGGGAAATGGTGTCCAACTCATTCAGAAACGAACGTTATTCAGGAAACCAAAAATCCAAAAAATGGCAACACCGAAAAGGACAGAAGAAAGTCAGAAAGCGTGACCGTAAGAATATCCTGGTGGATGAGGGCATTTTAGCCGGATCGTTCGAGACCTTTAGTCGTAAAGGTGAATCCGGCATATCAACCCCAGTACCATACGCTCCCGTTCACAACGAAGGTCTCAAGGCTGGAAAAGGCAAAGGCTTCAAAATGCCACAGCGACAGATTATGCCAAAACCTGGTGAGCAAAGCCCCGTACTGACCAAGCATGTATTTAAGTTTCTGGACAAAAAGGGAGATGAAATATTCAACAAACGTTAAACGATCATGATACACGATTTTTTGTACCTCTGGTGGAAAGAAAAGCTCAAAACTGTGGCTGAAGTAAAAACCATAGAAATGGACTTTGATCAGGATGCCGACTCCAAACAGGAAGAAAACCAGTTGATAAACAGCCCGGCAGTGTTGATATCATTTCCGGGAGAACCGCCAATGTATGACCTGGGCAACGGATGTCAGGAAGCAAATATGGAAGTCACCCTAAGACTAGCCACGGCAAATTGGAGGTGGAAGGATGAACGGATAAGGAAGGCAGGAAAAGTCAACCACTTTGATATCGCCAGAGCCATCTACAAGGAGATTAATAAAATTCGGGATGGAAAGTTGAGTGAAATACCTGAGTTTGCAGCTTTGGAAGATACCGATGATGACTTCACTATGATCACTACAATCAGCCGATCCAGCGTAAGTACAGACCAGCGACACAGCTTGTTTATCCGTAGCTCTCAGACCTTTACCATGAGGGTGGAAGACTTCACAGCGAACCGTTCTTTTGAAAATACCGTTGCATCATTAGGAATCAATCTTTTGGAATTAATACCCTAAAGGCATTATTTTGGGGTATATCCAGTTATCCCTTCATGTCATCAGTCGCACTAGAGAACCAAACCTCACAAGAATCAACCTGGTATAACCCGGTCAGGCGCACTACGATCAAGCGACACCAACTGGTAATAGACAAGTTTAACGAACTATCAAAAATCAAGATCAAAGGAATGCGACCCCATCCTGATGATGTGATGGAGCTGGTAAGCGAGGCAACCGGATACGCCGTAGGTACCATTGAGAACATACTTTACCGAAACAGGAAGTAATGGAGCCAAAGACTGAGCTGGAGTTGTGGATGATCCCATTATTTATTGGAGTTTGGTTTCTTGGGATATGGCTCCACGGGAAGTTTAGGAACCGGAGGAGGTAGCATGAACAATTTCCTTATTTATCAAATTAAAGCTACTCTTGTCAGTGCATTCATAGAATAGTTTATATAAATCTCCTGTTACATCACTGCATGAAATTTGAATATTGACACATTTGGCTGAGCTTATTACATTTGGAGTAGTTACTGAATAAATTTCCATCACACCCGGAGATAAAATTGACCTATTAAAATCCTTATCATAACGCTTTATTGATATTTTTTCCAAGTTTGCACCATTATGAACAGCTCCTTGAACTTTTTTTAACTCTATTGAATAGACTCCATTATTGTAGACGAACAAAAGATATGTCCCTAAAAGCTGTGTCATAGTAATCGAAATCTTAGGAGCTACATTGTCAATATTCAAAACCTTAGACAGCAAGTAGGACTGTTTAGCTATCCTATTAGACTGCATACCCAAAACCACGGCGATATAGGCACTAATAAAAATCCCTAGCGTACCAACAGCAGCTAGGGTTAATTCAATAAAAGTCTTGAGATCCATTTGTACTATTCTTGCGCCAAACCTATATGGAACAAAGCCTTTTCACCTTCCCAGTATTCTGCTGTGAGGCGTACTTTCTGACCTTCAACATTCATTAGATACACACAAGGTTGGTAATAAATATCCTCTGCTAGATCCACTGCATAGCAAGTCCATTTTGAATTTGGTTGTACTTCTATCTGCTGACCAGACACCAGATCCTTCATTCCACGCACAGGCTTTTTCACGAACCCAACCTTTTGGTTTAGGTAAGTAGACCGGAGTTTATCCATGTACCCGGTAAGGATGAATGTTTTGTACACACCAAGTTCAACAGGTTTTACCGTTTTAGTCACTCCTCCGGAAAGCTGAAAAGTAACCTGGGAAGCATCATGTTCACCAGAAGTGATGGCAGTGATGATATAAGTAGCTGTGTCCTG